ATTTCTCGTAGTCAGCCTTCCTCTTGGCCTTCTCCGCCTCGGAAATGTCGCCGCTGTCGCCGAGTTCGTACTCGTCCTGCAACGCCTTGCGCTTCTCCAAGTACGTGCCGTACTCCTTCAGGTACTCATTCCACGCGGTCTTTTCAACCTCCTTAGCGTCGTCAACGCCTTTCTTTATGGCCTTTGTCCTTGCGTCATAGTATGTCTTGAACTCTGGAACGGTATCAAGCGTGATGTCGGAATACTTGTCCTTGTTCTCGCTCCAATCGACCTCGAAGCTCTGCTTCGCAGTCTTCCGTCCATCCTTCGCCTTGCCAGCCTGCTCTTCGTTGAATCTCTTCTCTCCGAGTTTCTTCCTGTATTCCTCCCATTCCTCGTCAAGCGTCCTTTGTTCCTTACTGGCGTTGAGCACGGCCTGCCGTACCGTCTTCCTCGACCCATCGTCCATAGCGTCGATGAGGGCCTGCTCGGTGTTTTCCTCTATCTCCTTTTCCTTGTCTTCAAGCTCTTTCTTCGCCTTGAGCAGCTTCTCTTTCTCCTGTATGTACTTCTGTTCGGCGGCAATCTTCTTGTTGTACGCCTTTTCGTCCGCCGACTTGTCTTGCTTCAGCGTGCTTCCGTGCAGTTTGTTGTACGCCTTGACGGCCTTGTCGTAGTCCTCTTTCGCCTTTTGGAAATCCTCAAGCGACCCAGCCACGGTAGGGTTGCTCAACGCCTTGTTCATCCTGTTCTTCGCATCGGACATTTCCTTGTTGTTGTTCTTCCAAGCGTGGTCGAGCGATTCCTTCGGCTTGCGACCGTCGAGAACGTTCGATATGGCGGTGCTGTAATCCCTTATCTCGTCTATTGACAGGTTGTCGTTGGCGAACAGCCCGAAGTTTGTCCTGCCGTACTTGTAGTTCTTCCCGAAGACCTTGTTGCCGTTCGTGATTTTCCTGTCGAGTGCGTCAAGGGCTTTCTTGTTCCTTTCGAGTTCCTTTGAGTCCACGTCGTCGAGGTCGTAAATCTTCAGCCTGTTCTGGGCGTGGCGCAGGTTCTTCTCTATGGCTTTCCTTTTCTTCACAAATTCCGCTTGGTCAACGATATTTCCATCTTCGTCATAAGTTCTATTTGTCCCCGCGTCATAATGCACGTTGTTCAACTTGTCGAGTTGGTTTTGGTATCTTGCCACCACATCCTCTGCGTCCTGCTTGGCGATTTTTTTCTTCACTTCCAGCAGGTCTTCAAGTTTCCCCTTCTCTATGTCGTAGTTGTTGAAGATGTCAGGGTACTCGTTCTTGAGCTCGACCAACGCCCTCTTCCTGTCTTTCGTGGCGTTGGCCTCGTTCGCGTACACCTCCAAGAGGTCGTTGATGTGCTGTTTGTGTCTTTCTTCGTTCTCAGCGGCATTGCGTTCTTCCTCCTCGTATTGACGCAAGGCCCTTTCCGCCCCGCTCTCAGCGTTAGCGAGTGCCACCAAGCCCGTAACCACCGCCCCTATGGCAATGGATGCCGCCGTCCATGGGTTCGCCTTCATCACCGCAAGCATTCTCATCTGCGCCACCGTCATCAGGTTCGTCGCCCCAGTTACCTTGTTCAGCAGCAACGCCCTCGCTATCATTATGACGTTCCATGCCTTTCCAGCGGCCAATGAAGCCTTCTCGATGGCCATTTCGGCCAGCAATGCCGCCTTGTACGCACCGAAGCCCGCAGCCGCAGCCGTGACCGCGGTCTCTATGTCCCTGTAATGCGCGACAAGGGTCGCCACGGCATCCAAGCCTCCATTGATGAAGCCCTCGTGTTCCTCGCCGATGTCGGCCAACGCTATCTCTATCGTGTCCTTAATCTTCTCGATGCGCCCGGTGATGGTCTCGCTCTGCTTCTCCATGAGGTTGTCGAACTTCGTGTCCGCCATCTTCCTTATCGCTGCGTCGAACACCTCGCTCGTCACCTTACCAGCACGGACGAACTCCTGCAACTGGTCCTCGGCGATGCCCAGCTCATCAGCGAGATACGAGCCGATGGGGATGCCACGGCCTAGGAACTGCCTCAAGTCCACGGTGTACATGTGCTGCTGCCTTATCGTCGTTCCGTAAAGGAAGATTAGCTCGCTCAAGTTCCTGCCCATGCCCGCCGCTATGTCGCCCAAGTCCTTCAGCGTTCCGTTGACATCCTCGGCGGCCACGCCGTAGGCCAGCAGCTGCTTCGCACCCTCGGCGACATCCATGTAGCTGAAAGGAGTCTCGACGGCAGTCCTCTTCATCTGCTCTATAAGAGCCGCCGCCCTCTCGCCACTGTCGAGCATCGTTGACATCGACACCTCTACCTGCTGGAACTGCCCCCGCAGTTGTATGATGCTCTGTCCAAGCTCCTTCACGCCCAACGCCATTCCGAGACCCGCCGCCGTGCTTGTCAGCAAGTCCGTCATGCTTTCCAACGTGCCTTTGAGATCCTTGAACTTGCCCGCCGTCTGGTCCACGGCGTTGTTTATGTTCTGCAGGTTTCTCGTCGCATCCCTCGTCTCAATGACAATCTTGAAATCTACGCTCATCCCTCTTAGTTCCAGTTCATCCTCAATATCCGTTCCATGCCCTCCCTGCTGTCGGCGTTTATGCGAGTGCGGTCATCAGGGATGTGCACCCGCCTCCTTTCCTTTTCGGTGAGGTACACCGTGACGATAGCGTCGGACATCAACATCCTCAGCAGGCCATAGCTTACGCCCCATATCACCTGTTCGGGGGTCATGTTCAATTTCTCGCAGGCGGGCAGTATCAGCGAACCGAACACGCTCTTCCCGCAGAAAGTCATCGTGGAGGAGTCCTTTTCCTTCGCCTTGTTGCACCTATCAATCCATTCATGCTCCTTCGTTATGCCGAGGAAGTCCTGCATCCCATCCACGTCCGCCTGCCTCATGGCGAGCATCAGCAGCTTGGATATGTCCTGCACGGTGCCGTGTTCCCTGAAGAACGCCGCCCTTTCCAGCACCGCCGACGCGTTGGCCACCTCATCCTTCGTCGCCATAGTGCTATAGGCGATTATCCTGCAGGCCGTGTCGGTGTCGTTCTCAACGACCCTCATAGTCTCTATCGTAGCGTCCACAGCGACCATGCCCTTGTTAATCCCCAGCTTCTCGTAGAGCGGGGCAAGGAGGTAGTGCTTGCCAAGGCTCTCATCGTACATGAAGAACCTGCGTCCGTCCATCTCAAACTCGCATGGAATCCCCGTGAGTACGTCGGCCACCTCTTGCGCCATTCTTTTCTCTTGCTCTGTCATACCGTTACGCTTTGATACAAAAATGGCGGGTTTACCCTTCTAACCCGCCAAAGGATTCCAAGATATGATGGACAACACTTATGCCGCGATACCCGTCGCGCAGTCGAACACGTCCGTGTCATCTCCATTCTCCGTGTTGCAGGTGACCTTCGATATAGAACCGTTCGACTCGGTGATGCTTATCACGCCCCAGTATATCTGCTTCCTGTTGGCAGCGGACTTGATGGCATCGAACGTGAACGTCCACGAGCCACCCTCCTCGGTGGTGAAAGCGTCCTCGACGGACACCGCCGACTTCAAGAAGCACATTCCCTGCACGGCAGGATCTTCCGGTTGCACCACGACGGCATAGTTGTGAGCCACGACACCGTCGTCGTTCTCTATCGGGCAGGCACGGCCTTTTGCCGCGCGCACCTGACAGGCGAGGGCGTAGGTGTTCTTATTGTACTTCACATCCTCGTTCTCGCCACCCTCAATCTTCGCCTCCTTCTTGTCGCCTTTCGTAGGCGTCAGCTCCGTGGAGTTCTCCACAGGCGTAGGCATCTCCTTCCAAGACGACGAGCTGTCGTCAAGGTCCTTGAACAATATTCGGGGCTTGCCCCATCCAATTATCGCCATATTCGCAATTTTTTAATGTTATTCGTTGTTGTTTTTGTATAGAAGCTCATTGTAAATCATGTGTTCTTTGTTGTTCTCGAAGAACAGCACCGTCTGGCTCTCCAGCGTGACACGGAAGCCGTTATGGCTGTTGTACACGTCGAAAAGGTCCGCAGCGAGCCTGCTGAGTTCCTTTATCCTCTTCGTGTCGGTGATGTAACGGCCATCGGCGTACACGTCCCGCACGTATATCTTCACCTTCACGAGAGCGCTCTGCGTCTGTCCGTTCATGTTGCTCAGCACCGAAATGGTTATGTCCTCACTGCGTGAGTCCAAATCCCTCTCAGCCTTGCACAGCTTTCCGTTGATGGCAGCATGCAGCGCACTGCCCTTGATGATGCCGTACACATCCGTCGTTATGTCATAGACCGTTTTCATTTCACCATTTGTTGCAGCCTTGCCGTCGCCCTCGTGAGAGCGCCATTTATCCTTGAAGCCAAGTTGCTCTTGGCCCAAAGGTTCGTTGACCCGATGACATCCTTGTTCTGTTTGGCCTCCACGTAGACCGCATACCACATCCCAGCGACCACCACCAACGCCAAAGGGCTTTGGGCCGTTTCCCTGGCCTTGCCGTTCAAGTACTCCTCGCCTTTCTGCGCACCGTTGAGTTGCGACTTCCTCGGATTGCACCTGAAGTAGTCCTGCTTGAACGCCGATGCGAGCCGTATCGTTCCGTTCTCCACCACACCGTACCCGACGGAGCTGCGCAGGTTTCCCGTCTGGTCTATCCAGCTGTCGTCGAACGTGCGGTTCTTGATGCGTATGACGCATTCCTCGCCCAGCACGGACAACGCCCGCCTAAGCTCTTCCATGACCACTTTCTCGACGGTCTTCGTGAACGTCCTTATGTCAACGCTCTTCGCCATCAGCCGATGTACACCTTAAGCATTCCCTTGTACGGACGTGTGTTGAAAGACCGCAGCAGGTATTCCTGCCCATCTCGCAACAGACGCACCTTCATTCCTTTCCTAACGGTGTCGGACAGCTCCGCGTCCATGTAGCAGATGAAAGTGTAGTGGTGCGATTCCCCATCTTCATATATCACGTCCGTGCTTTTCGTGGTCGGCACGGCGTCGCAGTCGTAAGGGCCTTCCCATGCGGTCTCTCCCTTGACGTAATCCCCGCTCTCGTCGGTATGACCGCCGCTTTGGGTCTCTACGTACAGCTCATGCCGTCTCAGCTCTATCACTGACATCTTCAGAAGTCGTTTATGTAAACCACAGGAAGGCCAATTATGTTATCCTCCTCACCTATGGCGGCGTACAATTTGTTCATCTTCTTTATGATCGCTTCTTTCTCGCTTTCATACATATAGACTTTCTTGTCCGCCTCCGTCCAATTTGGAGCGTCAAGGATGGCGGAGAGACTATCGGCCACAGCACCAATCCACTCGTCGCTTCTGAACGTCTCGGTCGTCATGTCGGCCTCGCCGAACAGCCCTCTCTTAATCAAGATGTTCTCAATCTTGGCGAGGCCGCGCCTCGTGTCTATCGGGAACAGCGTCTCGTCAATCAGTGCCTGCCGTATAGTCTTCATCGCGTCGGTTCAATCGTTTACGCAGTTATGTATGACTTGGCCAGAGCCTTCAGTTCGGACTGCTCGCTCTTCGTAAGTCCGTTGACGGCAGTCACCACTTGCTTGTCGGTGGCGTTGGCGTCAATCTTGGCGAAGTTCTGCAGCACTTTTATGAAGTCCGCCTTCGTGTACGTGTTGCCCAGCACCGTCACTTTCGTGTCAGCCGTGTCCGCAGCCTCGGCGGTCTCGTCAACCTCGAACGACTCCGTCAGCGACAGTACGTAGATGCCTTCAGTGTCCTCAATCACAGGAAGCGAGAACGACTGCGCCGAGCAAACCTCCTGCAACGACGGCTCGTTCTTCGAGTACTGCGAGATTAGCTTGTAGGTGTCCACCTCTTGGTATGCGACACCGTCAACCCTGTGGTCGGCCTCGGCGCAACGTCCGTAAACAAGCGCGCCAAGCATGGTGTCGGAACAGAGGATTACCCTCTCCTTGCCGAACGGCTTCACGTAAGTACGAACGCCGTTGCTCTCAACCAGCACCTTCCTGTTCACCTTCTCGAACTGTATTCCCCCGAACTCGTCGGCGAACGCCTCGTCGAAGCGGGCGGGCGTTGGCACTGGGATCTTCGTGCTTGACGTGTACGTGAGACCTTGGTAGTTGGCCACCAGCTCCTTGGCCTCCTGCGTCTGGCGCAGCGCGTCGTACACCAGCTTGTCAATCCATATCCTGCTGATCGGATTGCCGTCCTCGTCGGCCTTTTCGATGGCTCTGCGCAGGTCGCTCACGGCCAGCGTACCCTTCTCCTCTACGCTCATCATGTGGCTGTCAAGGTAGTTGTACGAGACACGCATGACAGTGCCGTCCGTACTCTCGCTGTCCTGCACGTCCACGCAGCCGTCGTACAGGCCTTTCAAGAAGGCGTACTCGTTCCTTTCATCTATGCCCGTGGAGCAGAACACGGCATCGTTCGTGAAAGCACGGACGATTTCGGGCGCGTTCCCCTGCAACTCCATTATTCTGAGGTTGTTGATGTCCGTCTCTCCTCTCTTTCTCTTGATTCCCTGCTTCGGAAGCTCGCCGCTGTTCGACTTGAACGAGTCGCGCTTCTTCAACGGAAGCGGGCTGTCCATCGCAACGTAGTCGGCGGCGACGTACTTCACGTTCACCGTCGTAGTCTTCCATTTGTTGTCAGGGCTGTACACACGACGCAGAATGCTCTTGTTCTTGTGGTAGTATGGCAACGCCTCCTCCTTCGTCCGCTTGTCGTTGACCCTCGTGATGATGGTCTGCAGCTTCGGGTAGAACGTGTCAATGTACCTCGCAAATAAACTTTCGTTCATAATCCGTTATCCTTTAAATCCTTTACCTTAGCTTAGTCGTGGTCAAAGTACAGAGCAGGCAAAGCCGCCTGCATCGCAGTCTTTATACCGTCAATAGAGTAGGGCAGGGCCTTTTCATTCACCTCTCCCATATTCAGCAAGCCCACGAAAGGCTTGTCCTTCAATACCGTAGCCACGGCCACGCCAGCGTAGGCGTAGCCGCTCGGCAGCGTTCCGTATGCTCCGTCCGTGACGGGCATAGGCTTGTACAGGTCGCCGCTATTGATGATGACCTGCCCAGCCTGCACATAGTCCGACTCATAGTCGGACACATCAAGCATCACGCCCTTAATCTTGCCGTTGAGGGCGTTCCTGACGACGATTGGGTCGTTGCCTGCGTCGTAAGACTCGCTCTTTCCAACCTCAATTACATTTGTTGCCATAATCGTAACGTTTTTTGTTAATTTATACTCTCCACGAGCTTGTCAATGGCTGCATCGTCAAGCTCCTCCGACTTATGGTCGCCCTCTTTAGACTGTCCTCCGCTGGGGATAACGCCAAGAGCCTCAAGACCCTTGTCCGTTCTCTCCTTGTTGTATGCCTTGAGGTCATCCTTGACACTCGTCATGAACTCTTCAAAATCATCCTCGTCATTGAAGGACATCCGCTCGAAGTTCCTCAAGATGCGCTGGCCGAAAACGCCCGTGTCCTTGATTTCCTTTTCCAAACGCGCCTTCCTCGTTTCCGCGGTCTTTCCCGTCTTGATGGCCGACAGCTCACCCTCGATTTTCTCGAATCTCTCCGAGAGCGTCTTCAGGAGTTTCATCGCCTCACTGTCGCCGCCGTCGTTAACGCCGTCGTCCGTGCCATGCTCTCCTTTGCCGTCGTCCGTGCCATGCCCCGTGGTGTTCTTGCTCGCATCAATAATCCTGCTCGCGTACGATTGGCCGAACTTCAGAAGCGGGACAACTGCGTCCGTCCTTTCGTCTATGGCATTTGCCACTTCCTCGTCCTTTGCGTCATCAGGAAGCTCCAGATCGTCGTCAATCAAAGCCGCGACGCTCATAAGCTCCTTCTTCGTGAACCCGAAAGACTTGGCCTTCGGTTTCAATGCTGCATAAATTTGCTGCTTCCTTTCCATAAGTAAATAAATTGTTATCCTGAATCTTTACCTCTTAAAAGGCCACTACCTCTTAATTTTGCGGCAAATATACACAATTTTATCGCAAAGTAAACACTCATTTACGAAACTATTCGTAAATTTGCACGAAAAATCTTCAATTTAATGGTTGACATTCAGAATATTCTACTTCAGAACGCAAACAAGGCAGTGAATTCCTTGCGTAAAAAGTCCATAGAAATACCTTCATGGCCGAAACTCCTCAAAGAGTATGAGCCAAAGTTCCACCGCATCACGCACGACTTCATAACACGGCGTGACAAAGTACGGAAGAACAACACCATAGACAAGGCCGCACGAATACCGTTCGGACTTGAAAGGCTGCTTACACGGCGGATGTCGGAATTCATGTTCGCCACGCCTGTAAGACGGCTGTACCACAACATCAACGGCATCGAGCGACGGCGGGAGATAGCCAAAGCCATCGAGGCGGTCTACAAGGTGGCTCGTATAGACACAGAGAACATCAAGCGAGCCAACCTCTTCTTCTCCACCTGCGAGCTGTTCACCCTTTGGTACACCGTGAAACGCAGGAACAGCGTTTACGGCTTCGACTCGGACTATAAATTGAAATGCAAGACCTTCTCGCCAATGGACGGCACACACCTGTACCCACTCATCGACGAATACGGCGACATGGCCGCTATGTCAGTCGAGTACTACGTACAGTCGGGGCTGATGCGGCACTACTACTTCGAGACCTACACCGACGCACGACACATCAAGTGGCACTTGGACGGAAGCGACTGGCAGGAGGTGGAGAACACCGAGATAAGCTTTATTGGCAAGATACCCGGAGTCTACGTCTACCGCAGCCAGCCCATATGGGACGGGCTTTGCCCACTCCGCGAGGAAATAGAATACACGATGTCACGCAACTCGGACGTGATAGCCTACAACTCCGCGCCCGTCCTGAAAGTGGCCGGGCAGGTGAAAGGCACGGAAGACAAAGGCGAGACGAGGCGCATCTACCGCGTCGAGAACGGCGGAGACGTGTCCTACGTCTCATGGACACAGGCCATCGACGCTCTCAAATACCACGTTTCCACGCTTCTCAACATGTACTGGTCGCTCGCACAGATGCCCGACATATCCTTCGACAACATGAAAGACCTCGGGAACATCGGCTTTGACGCACGGCAGACGCTACTCACCGACGCTCACCTCAAAGTAGGCGACGAGGCAGGCACATGGATAGAAGCCCTCGAACGAGAGGGCAACGTCATCAAGGCTTTCCTCAAGCTCATGCGCCCAGAATGGGCGGACGACCTCGATGCCATCGACATCGAACACGTCATAACGCCATTCATACAAAACAACGCATCCACGGAGGCCGACCGCGTCCTCAAGCTCAACGGCAACAAACCCATCATGTCACATCTCGAATCCATACGGTACATGGGCTACTCGACTGACCCCGAAAGCACACTCCGACAAATACAGGAGGAAGAGAAGATAGATTCACAAACACGCGCCATACGCGTACAAGGCATCGACTCCACCGTCGTGGAGGAACAACTGAACGACACCGACGAGTGAAAATCCCTTTGGCAGGACTCCACGCCGCAACGCAGGACGGTAAACAGCCCGACAACGGCATGAAGTCCTGCCACGCTCAAAGGAAACAGCCAAAAAACGACAACAATGATCGACACCGTAAGAAAACAACAGCAGGATTACACCAACCTCAACAAAAGACTCAACCAATACGCCACCAACCTGCAACTCCTCATTGACGACCTCATAGCGTCCGTAACGGCCAACATCACGGCGCAGCCGTCATTCCCGACACTCTTCTCACTCGACAACCAACACATCGACAACCTGCTCGAAGAGTACTCAACTTCGGCATACTCTCTCATCCACAACGCACAAGCAGCGGAATGGACAGCCGCCAACCTCGCAACCGACATACTCGTAAACGGCATCGTCGAGCAATACCTCGACTACATATCACCAACACGACGAGCCGCCTACTTCCTCGTCAACCAAGACGCTCTCACCGCATTCCAAGCAAGACGCATCAGCGGACTCTCACTGTCCAACCGCATATGGAACTTGTCACAGCAAATGAAAACACAACTCGAACAAACCATCGCCACGGCAATCCAAAACGGCACACCAGCCGCAAACCTCGCAAGACAAACACAAGCGTACATCGCAAACCCACAAAAACACCACCTCAACACACACGACACACACGCCATAACAATGAGACTCGCACGCTCCGAAATCAACATGGCATACCGAACAGCCGAACAGACACGATGGAAACAGCTCGACTTCGTCGTCGGATACCGCATACTACTATCACACAAACACAACAAAACCGACATCTGCGACATCCTCAAAGGCAAATACCCCAAATCCTTCACATGGACAGGATGGCATCCCTGCGACCTCTGCTACGCAATCCCAATACTCAAAACCGAAAACGAACTGTGGGCCGTTGACTACGACAACAACCTCTCAACCAAGTCCGTCAACGAAATAACCGACGTTCCCGACAACTTCAAGAAATATATCGAGGAGAACAAAACGAAAATCGAAAAAATGAAAAACAAACCATTTTTCGTCAAGGACAACGAAAAATTCTGCCATTCCTAACCTCATCAATAGCGAGGAAAAAGAAAAACAGAAAGACAAAGAAAAGAAATAAAAAGAAAAGAGAAAAACAACATAAAAGAGAAAAGAAATAAAATAAAGAAAAGAAACTGAAAGAAAAAAATAAAAAGGAGGGTTTCGTAAGAAACCCTCGCAAAGAAAACACACGAAACACAACTGATTTCCCACACCAAAATCCTTGAAAAAAACAACATCCATTACATTACTTCACTACAACCCAAATTTTCACCTCAAAAAATTTTTCACTACACGATTCTCATAAAGACACCTCTATTATAACTCTACCCAAATTGCCGCAACACAACAAAACATAACCCCTCCCAAAAATCCACCTCAAAAAATTTTCCCCTATACACTCCGAAAAAAGCAAAAACACACCCAACACCACTTTACACTACACCGTTAAAGCTGAAAAACAACAAATCCTTGCAGCAAGGTGGGGCTGCCGTGCAAGGGGGCGTTCCGCCGTAAACAAGAATAGCACAAGGGGGGGGGCGCATCCATCCGCAGCGCGCAAAGTGTTAAATTTTCGTTTTGCGGCGTTAATTTATTGGCGGCGGTATAGGTTAGGCAGCGGCGGCGAAAAGCGCACAACGGCAAAATGTGTACGTTTGAGCGGGTTATTTGATATAAGGCGGCAGTGCGGGCGTGTCGGCACGAATAAACGGTGTACGTAATCAACGTACACCGTTGGCGATGGTTGGATTCGGTGTGCGCACGTTGTTACACGTGCGCACGGTTAATAATTAGATATTCTCGGAAATTGCGGTAAAAACGGATTTCACGGTTTCCGTGGCAGGTGCGGGAACGTTAGCGGTGTATCGTTTGCATGAAACGAGCCCCAACGATTTAGAATCGCTCATGTAATCAAATACAATGCGTTTGCCGACAATCGTATATTGTATATTCGCGGCGGTGAGTATTTCCATGTTTTTGTTAGAATTTTTGCAAGTGTACGTCGTGGTGGTGTCCGTGGTGGTGTCCGTGGTGGTGTCCGTGGTGGTGTCCGTGGTGGTGTCCGTGGTGGTGTCCGTGGTGGGTGCGGGAATGTCAGCGACACGCCATCCGTATAGATGTAGGCCGTTATTCAACATCACATCGAGAACGCCCGTGGAATTATATTCGTTCCCATCGAAAAAAATGTCGTTACGTGTCAGTTTTTGACCGCTCACGCAATCCCGCACGGATTTCGGGAGCGTGGCAAATGTTTTGCCCGCCGAAATATCGGTGCGGAGCATACGGCAGACATCGAACAGACCCCGGCGGGCGCGTTTGAAGTCCATTGGCGCAGTTTTCTTGGTTTTCGGGTCAAGCCATTCGGTGATAACGTCAATAACACGCATGCCGTTATCGTTGGCGTTCTCTGGCGTTACGTTAACCATGCTAGCAAAGTCAGCAACCATTTCATTAGAGGTTGCGAAAATGATGTTTGTTTTCATATAATTGTTTTTTTCATGTTCCGCCAATCGGTGGCGGTGCCGTTGTCAACCATTGACGAGTGCAAAGGTACGGCGTTGGTTTTAACCATGCGAGTTTTTCTGAATATATTTTGTGAATTTATATATTTAATTGATTTAAATCAAGAAAATATAATGTTTTGCGAAAGATTAATTTTTTTAGCCGTTTTTTTTGGGGTAATGTTTATATTTGCGCCTGCGCAAAATACATACTATATGCAAGTTCAAGATATAATCAGAAGATACGGTCTGACTCAAAAGGAAATCGCCCGCCGTATGGGTATTACCCCTGTAACATTAAGCAACTCGATACATAAAGCGGACAATGTTAATTTGACCACATTGCGGCGCATCGCCGCCGCCGTGGGGTGTAGCATTATCGAATTTTTCGAGGATGAATTATCGCAACCTTTAAAGTTACCCACCAGAGCGACCCACCAGTGCGACCCGCCAGAGCGACCCGCCAACGATACCACGGCGGGCGTGATATGCCCGCATTGTGGCAAGCGCATAACGATTACCATTTCACCCACCAGCGATGAGCAGCGCACCCACCAGCGATGAGGGAGAGGAGGCATCCTCCTCCCTTCCACGTTTCTCCTCCTCGTCATTTGCGCACACACTCCTCTCCCTCCTCACGTCTCTCCTTTGCGCACACCCACACACTCCTCTCCCTCCTCGAACCGATGCTTCAAAAAAAGCTGACACTCCTCTCATTATGTAAACTTTCTTCACATTCATCTTCTCTCTCTTTTTCCACCAAAGTTTTCTCTCGTCTTGGTGTTTCCTCGGTAATTTTCCTACATTTTGCATAAATTCTGAATATTCAAGCAAAGCCGTTTACTTTTAGTTTCCTTGTTTTTGTAAGCTATTTTTCCATTTTAAGCCTTTCCGACCCGAAACAGGACACGGAAATCCTTTTTCCGCCCGCTTTCGACCTTACCCCATCCGTTACGCCGCTTTTCCACCCGCCCATCGCCTATCTACCGACAGCCATTTCGGCCTCCATATACACCAAAAAGCGACTTTTTGAACACCTTTTTAGATAAACCCCGCTTTCCCCGAGACCAAACCACTCGCTTTGTTTCCAAATAGAACATTTTCTACCCACAATACGGCTTCATCCTCCTCGAAAACGACCCGCCATCCGAAACCGCTGGCTGCTGGAAGGTCTCATAATTGGTCTTATAACTGGTTGCAACTTCCCTTGAGACACCTTGTCTTATACTTATACTCCGTATAAGCATAAGGCAAGACCGTCCTTTCTCTCTTTTATGCATCTTCACGCCGTGCCTATATTTTTCTTCGCTGCGCTGACGAGCGGCGGGATTCTTTGCTGCGCTGCGTTTTATCTTTGCTACACTTCTTAAAACGCTGTATTTCAACCACTTGGTTATACTACGCCGTATTTTTACTTCACTTAAATATTGATAAACACTTGTTTGTCAGTATATTACCCCCCTTATTTATCTCTTTTTCCACACCGCTTCTTTCTTCGCTTCGTTCTTGCTTACAATGCCTCCTTAAACTGGATTTTTCTCTAACTTTTACTTGAAGTAATTTATAGCTAAAAAGGCATAACTCTCTGATGCTCTTTTTTAAGAGCTTTCACACACGAGAAGCCACCCTTGTTTAGGGATGGTGTTTTTCTATTCTTGGGATTGTTTTTTTTGTTTTTTTCGTGGATGTTTTCTATTCCACGTAATTTTGTTGATTTGGTATTCTTACTTTGCTTTAGTTTCTTTAGGCTTTAGTTTTAAGTTCTTTTTTTAGTGGAAGTGTTTTGTGTTTTTCTTTTCTGCTTTTTGCTAAGTTGTGTTTATTTTTCTTATGTTACTTGTGTTCTTTCGTTATGTTTGTGTTTTTCTTTGCTGTTCTATTATAGGTATGTGTGTCTTAAATCTGCTTTTATTGTGTCAGATGGTTTCTTTTTGGGTTGTTGATGTTCTGTTTTTGGTTGTCTTTTATTTTTCTCTGCTTATGTGTTTTGTGCATTAAGTTAAGCTGCTATATGTGATTACATGGGTTTTAAGCGGCCTGGGTGCAGGGCCTTTTTTCTTTCCATTAGGATTATTGTTTGTTTTTCTTTAGGCGTTAAATATGGCGGATATGGGTGGGCTTTATTTCTTATTGTTCATTTTGCTTTCTCCGTAGTTGTCTTTGTTGTGTATGAACGCCACTGCTTTTCTTGCGCAGGTGGGGCAGAGTTCGAGTTGTGCCTCTTCTTCGTATTCGTAGCTTCCGTCTGTCCTTTTGAGGTTGTATTTAAGTGACATCACCGCCATTTCCCTGTTGTCTTTGTCCGTGTGGAAGTCTTGCCCGCAGATGTCGCATCTGTATGATTTTCTTGTTATCATTCTATGTGTGTTATTGGCGGTTGGTGTCCATGCGGCCTTTCCGGTTTTTTGTTCCTTTTCTTTTTCCTTCTTGCTACAAAGATACGGAAAATCTGCGAGATACACAAATTTTCCGTTTCTTATTTTCCTATGGGGTTGTTATTAAAGGCTTATTCAATATGGCTCGTCTCTTTCCCGAGGAGGTACAGGCATATTGACCGTTCCTTGTTTTTGAGTTCTATGTCGGGATGGTTGCCGACGGCGAACCTCACGTCCTCGTCTTCATAGTCGTCATCGTAAACGACTCCGATGTAGTTCGTATCTATCCAGTTCCCGATTTTCACCTTGTTGTATCTTTGCTCATAATCGTTTAGGTTAACGCCTAATTGCTTGGCCACATAATCCAAGCCCATGCCTTGTTCGGGATACCTTGCTGGTTCGATTAGGGTTACATTCGTGTTGTCCAGACCTTCAATCAGCATCCTTTCGCAAACAGCATTTCCCTTTCACGTCACTGCGTCAGCATGCCAGCGTGATTGTTAGATAAGCAGGACACGTAAGCCTTTTACACTTAAATAAAACATCACCGTGGCCAAAAAAACCTTTTAGTACATAAGCGCATCTCGGTAGTACCAATCACTCTCTTTGAGGACTTTCACGTTTTCTATCTCGCCATCTTCATCAAAAGTAAGTTCGTGTAGCTCGATGTAAAGATATTCGTAGGTGTTATCTTCGGGGTGGTACTTCTCAGTGCCCTCTAATCGTGACAGTAACTCGTCGTATTGTTTCTGCGCTTCTGAAAGTGTGCCGTACACCCAATTCGCATCATTATCCCCTGCTGTCGCTATCAGGACTTGATATTTCATGCTTTTTGACTTAACCGTGCTGTCGAGGGCTTTATTAGTTTATAACTTAAATATGATTCTGCGCTGTTAATTGTGCGAAAAATGCATCCTTTCTTTGTCGGTCATCACTCCTATAACATGGCCCACGCCAGCCTTAGCATAGCGTTCTGCAATCGGCAAGCATCACTCCATATGACGTTGCCAATCCATGTCCAACGTGAGTCTTCTCCATTGGAACAGTGTTGGTCTAACCACCGTTCGGCTTTCCTCGTAATCTCCATCGGTTTCTCGTCGCCATTTAGGAACGAGTATACATCCTCAGTGTTGTCCACGTGGCGGACACCAGCCTGCGCTGCGGCCTTGTCAAACAGTTGCCGCCGCATACCTTTTGAAAATTTTATTCTATCCATATTTCCATGATGTTTGTTCACATCGGCAAAGGTAACACAGACCTGTTTCCAAACCTCAATCGACATCATTTTCCTTTCGCCATATCTAAAACAAAATGCCGAGAATCACAGGCTATGACTCTCGGCGACAACGTATGCGTTTTTCTTCACTACGTCTTTTCTTCCTTGCTCTTTGCAGAGACCATTTTCTTTTCCTTCTGTGTGCGGAAACACAGCTCAACGCCTTTTCTTTCCTCCGATTCCTTTATGTAGAACACGCACCCTTTCTCCCTTGCAAAGTTCAACGCCTTCATTATCGCCGTCCTCGGTATTATCAGGCCGAACACGGCCAACAGCGTATGGTCTTCTGACACCGAGACATCATCGCTTCCAAAATATTCCCGAAGGTCTGATACCTGCATGTCCAAGAACCGCGTATTTCCTCTTGTCCTCATAACTACCGTTCTTTAGTCTCGCAGCAAAATGTTTATGAGCCAACCTATCCAAAACACCACCAAAGCGGCTATTGACAGGTAACATATGCATCCGCTGATAATCATTGTTTCTCTTGAATATTTCTTTTTCATGTTTCTGTTCTTTTGTAAATCAAGGCTTCCACGTTTCACAACGTGGAAGCCTATAATATGTTAAACAATTTTATGAAAACTTTTCAGGAACGCTTTCCTGAACATTATCTTCGCTTGGCAAAGGTACACTATTTTTCCTATAATCCAAGTCAATCTTAGAAGTTTTTTAGTGACATATCTTTCCCCTTATTGGTACGGTATTCCGTTCTTCCCTATCGTGTACTCGCTGACGAGCAGGGGAAGGAATGAGTTGTAACCGCATATATCCAAAGTCTCGCGTTCTTTCAACTCTTGCTCCACATACTCGATATGTTCTTTGTCCCGCAGCATGAGATTAAGCTCTTCCACTTCACAGCCATCTGTGTCAAAATAGCCGTCTTTCGTAATAACTCCATACTTTAACTTCTCATTGTAGAGCAATGCGACGTTTAGCATAATGTCGTGCTGAAGTGGATTACCTTTTGTTGCATTCCAAACATTAACGATGCCGTTTAGTGCATCTTGTTCCTGTTGTAAAAACTCATTAACTTTCATATTTTATCCGTTTTAAATGTTTACATTGCAAAGGTAATTCCGCCCTCATATTCCACTTTTGATTTGCCAAATAAATCCTTTTAATTAACACAGCTTTACAAAAAAGAGGACACGCACAAGGCGCATCCTCGTTGTAAACATAAAAACAACAGACTCTTACATTATTCCTTTCGTTTATATGAATTTGTAAATGCTGTCCGTCTCTTTCCTGCCGTAGGGAGTTGTAGGGATGTACCTTTCCGTCTCGCGCTTCAGCACGGCGTGAAACACCGCCTCGGGCAGTTTGTAGTCGTTCTCCGCTTGCTCAATGTCGATGCAACCGCTTTTGATGACCTTGTTGATGTCATATTCCATGTCGGAGCGCAACTTGTCAAGCATATACTCCAACCGTCTTAATAATACTCTTTTCTCCATATTTATGCCTCCTTGAACATATCCATTTGTGTTTCTTGTTTCTTCTTTCTTGACGGTTTCGGGGTTTTCTTCGGCAACGCCCAGCCTTTTGCCTTAGCGCACTCGTAGTTGAACTTGAACCACACGTCCTCGTCAAGGAACTCGAAGTGCATCGTGCCTTTCTTGTAGCCCTTGCAGCGGAAGAAGCCCCAATAGAACCACTCGCCCCACGGACGATGCCAGCCGCCGTTCTCCACATTTCCCCATAGGCTGCCAATCTGTGAGTAGTCCGTGCCTGTGATGTAGCAGAGAGCCTTTGCCACATCGCTCAACTTCTCCGAATATCCGTTGTAGTCCAGCCTTATATACGGATTTGGGCGGTTGCTATAATCATAGCCCTTGCACACATACGGGACGATGAACTTCTTGTTCACCATGTAGTTGGCGTTGGTTTCCCATTTCTCGCCCGCCGTGCTGTTCTCGGCCGAGAAGGAGCAAATCAAGTCGAAAGCGTCCGACAAGGCCGTCTTCATCCTCTGGCCGTTTGTCCCCACGATGACCTCAAGCATACGGTACACGTTCCTCATCGTGAACGGTATGTTGCTCTGCTGCTCGATGAACTTGTTGAGCTGCTGCCGCAAGGTCTCGG